ATCATGTTCTTGTCTATCAGACACCTCACCAAAAATATTTGCATGCTCTGTTGCTTTGTACTTAGTGTATAGGTATTTCTTTTCTTTCTGAATACGTCTGAGGAATGCATAGTAAATAATCTGCGTGAAGTACGCAAATGGATTTTTAGATTTCTCGGGATTAAAGTTGTCTATGTATTGTAACGCATTTTCAATACCATCACAAATCATTTCTTCACGGAATGAATAATTAACAAAGTTGGGTTTGTATGACAAGTGCGTTGCGATCTTCATAATACAATCGGCAATGTACATAGGAACAATCGGTCTCTGTAATTTATTTTCTTCTGCATGAGCAACGGATTCACGAAATTCAATCATTGCTTGTAGAAATAATTTATTGTCAACGTAGTATGGTTTTTTCTTTCTTTCTGTCATTTTAGTGTACCGTGTTTGCAGAAATAGTTTGCAATGCTTGACCAAATTTTTCTATCCATTTGTCCTCCACCTCTTCATTTTCTTCATCGAATACTTCCTCGGACCCCTCATCCAAAAATGTCTTTAGGGATTTTCTATAATATAAATCAATATCATCACTAATACTTGCCATTGCAATAACGTGTCCTGCTTTGATATCAACTACGTTAATGTCATCAGTTAAAGGTACCCATGAAGTTGCATATAACATAGGACGACCGTTGTTTGGATTTTCAGCAAAGTCCAACATTAAGGGATTTAGAACTGCAACACAGACATCATCCATGTGATGAACGTCACACAATAAAGTTTCCCCATTGGTCAACTTGATAATTTTTGCTTTAATTCTTGTCATGTATCCAACCTTATCTTATAGATCTTATAGGAGAAATTTTCTTCATCGTATATTTTCTTTCTCAATGAAAAATGCCGTATAGTGTGGTTACGCCATGAGCCAACAATAAGATTGTCAGCAATATCATACAAAACTGCTTTAGTCTTTCCTTCACCCCTTCTCAACCCCCTTCCTATCGATTGAAGATTCCGAACACGAGACTTGCTTGGAGAAGCAAAAATAATGTTGTGGAGATTAACGATGTTGATTCCAGTACTAAAAGTTCCGTAACTAGCAACGATAATGATGTCGTTTTCTTTTTCTGATATATGACGAATGTCTTCTCTGGTACGTGCATCCACACCTCCGTGAACAAAATATACAGTTTTATCTTTAGCAGATTCCTTTATCATATTATACAGTATTTCACCGTGTTTTTCAACCATTTGATAGAGTACTAGAGTATTGCCTGTCCTTGACAATGCAAGATTTTTGATAAACTTATTTCTAGCATCGTTTCCGATTAAGAAATCGATTTCTTTTTGATACTCTGCCTTTACTAATTCTTTCTTAGTGATCTCTGAATAATTTAACACTAAACATTTAATTTTAAAATCTGCAAGGGTTCCTTCTTCAATCAATTTTTTTGTTTCGACGACTTTCATTACAGGACCAAACAAACCCTCTAATACTAATTTATTTGTTTGAGTTCCGTCAAGAGTTCCTGTAAACCCATATCTATATTTACATTTATCAAGTTTAGTCATAATCTTTGTAAGAGATGTGGATTTAAATAAATGTGCTTCATCTCCAATAATAATGTCAAACTGATCAAACCACCCCTTTCTCATTTTATGAATCGACTGCCACGTAGAAATAAATATTCTAGATCCTGAAGATTTCTCTTGACCAGACATGATTTTATGTGTAGAATAAAACTGTTGGTTTTCAGAATACTTTTCAAAGTCTGTTGCCATTTGATGTACTAGTGATGTGGTTGGAACAACTATCAGTGCTTTCTTTTCTACTCTCTCTAGTAAATAACGTAGGATACAATATATGACAAAAGATTTGCCAGAAGCAGTTGGTGAAAGGACGAGTGATCTATGATTTCTGAGTGCATGTGCAACAGCACGGAGTTGGTACTCTCTAATTTTGAATGTACCTTCATTGAAAAAATCCTCCAAGGTATTAACAGAGATATCACTAGTCTCTCCGATAGTACCATGCATGACGCATTCGTAATTCCTCTCCTTGCAAAAGTATTCGATGTGCCTGTAGAGACCTTTGTAGATGTTCTTACTCAATGCATTGAACAAACGAATCTTACCGTCCCACATCTTATTGCGATATGAAGGCATGAACTTGGCACCCGGAACTTCAAAAGTAAAGTAGTCGGACAATTCTCTTGCAATTCCGGAGTTGCATTTCACTTTTACAGAAACTTCATTGACAGGATACAATTCAACTACATCCATTAATCGTAACCTTGCTTAAACCGTGTAAAGTCAATTGCATTTTTTATCTGAAATCCTCTATTACTAATAGATTTGATAATCTCTTGAATATACTTCACCTTCTCTTCTTGGAGTGCATACTTCAAGGTCATTTGAATCCATTCCTCATCTGAATCAATATAACGATCCACATCAGCCTTCATAACTTTACGGGGAAATGGTTCACGACCAAACTCTTCATAATCACTAACATCCCACTCATTATTACCATAGTATTCAGTCAACATATGTTTCAGTTTGTTTTTGTCAGTAGCATATTTTTTAAGCATAGCAACCTCACCCATAAAAATCTTCATATATTTGTTATGGAGTTCTGATATCTTTAAAGATTCTTCAGCAAGATTTGTTTTATCTATACGACAGTCATCCGACCACTCAGACATGATGTCTTCAATTTTCATAATAAATCCACAGGTAAAATAATATTAAGTATAACAGACTATGATAGTACTGTCAATTCATACTTTCTGTACTGAAAACCAACGTCTGCATTGAGGTATTCGATGTCAGTTCCTGTGATATCGAAATCTACAGTACTAAGTGATGTGGGGTATAGATCAACAAACTTAACTTCAATATTTGGCTTGTAAGAGTTTGTAAGGATAATGAGAGATCCATCAGAATATACAGATCCGTCTTGACCCCTTTCAACTTGTGCTCTTTGTTCAAAATTATCTGGATAACCCAATGTTATCATCCAGTCATAGATTTCTTTATAGTTTGTTAAATCTTCATCTATCTTAAATCTAAGGGAAAGAGATCCGAATGTAAGTCGGTCACCCGGAACTGGCAGTTTAATAAAGGTGTTAGTGACAGTATCTACTTGTCCTAATGTAATATCAGGAATACTTGCGTTTGTGCAAAAGTAGTTGATGTTGGGCAGTCTCTGCATATTGAAACGAAACCCAATAGGAGATAAAAAATTTTTGTTGGTAGGTTCTGCCATAGTGCACCTCTGAATGTGTATACTATTTATATGACAAAAAAAGGGGGACTTGCGTCCCCCTAAGTGATGTAGCACTTATTATTGTTATTACATCAAGTTGGCAACTTTGACCAATCTGTAGTACTTGTTGGCAGTTCCACCAGAACCGAAACCAATAGCACCTGCACCACCAGTTGTTGCGAATGGGTTTGCTACCATGCCGTAACGAGTCTTAAATCCAATCTTAGGTTGGAAAGTATTCTCACCAATGGCACGAACCATCTGCAGTGGTACGTATGGGCAATAGAACAGACCTGCATCAAATGCATTCTGACCTTTGTAACCCAAAGTGTAGTACTGGTTAGTTGGATCCGCAAAGTATGGATCGATGTATACTTTGATACGACCGTTCAATACACCTGCGAAAGTATTACCAGTGTCATCCACTTGCAAGTTGTTGTTGAGTGCAGGAGTATAATCAAGAACACCTGTCATCTGAAGTGCTGAAGCAACGTCAGAAGAAGTGATCATGATGTTACCCTTCCCTCTACGAGTGTCTAATGCAATTGCGTTAGCATCTCTCTCGATTTGGAACATGAGACCCTTGAACTTCTCTGCCATCCAACGACCGTTTGAGTCGGTGTCAAGATCGAAAGTACCCTGCGTAGTAACGTTCTTCTGTGCACCTGCAGTTGCAGAGTAGTTAACAGTACGAACAACTTCACGGTTGATCTCTGCAAGAATTTCTGAAGAAAGAATGTTAGAAAGTTCTTGCTCTGCATCCAGACCATGAATTGCTTTAAGGTCTTGTGCAAGTTCCATTGTGTATTCTGCTTTGAGTGCACGAGTAACTGCTGTTACTGATACTTTCTCAATTGAGAATGCCATTTCAGGGAAGTCGTTACCTCTGTCCTTACCCAAACCTTCTGCTTGCGCAGTGTTCATACCAGTTGCAACAGTATATCCAGAACCTGATGCACGATCACTAGGATCGGTACCAGTTGGAGCTGCTGAACCATCAAGGGTAGTCCCACCAACTGCCGCAGTGTTACCTGCAGGAACTGTTGAGAAACCAGTGTCTGCTTCGTTAAACAAAGCTTCTGTGCCTGATTGGTTAGTGTAACGTGAACGCATTGCAAAGATAAGACCAGTTGGTCCAGACATAGGTTGTACACCTGCGATATCATATGCAATCAGATTAGGCATAGAACGACGTACAAGTGAGATCAGAACAGGATCGAAACCTGCTACAGGACCACTTGCAGT